CCGTCATAGAACAATCGATTGCGACGCAAAAATTTACTTGCTTCCTCAAATCCAGCCCTGTAGATCAACGGTGCATTGTCAGCCGTCATACCGACAGAGATTCCGGCACCAGCGGTTGCATTAGTTAGCAGGTAATAAACAAGATCGGTAAACAGGTTGCTCGGCTGCACAGAACCGCCATCATCTGGATGCAGATTGGTAACCGGCACGCCACGCGGCAGCCACATCCGCAGTTGATTGATTGACGTAAAGTTCCTACCGGCCTTCAGCGCAAGCCCCACAATCGAAAGCCTGTCATAGTTAGGAATGTTTTCATTGGCCAGCATTTCGTTGACGTACGAAATCGTATGCTCGGGCTGGCCTTTGTTTGATTTTTCAACCAGATCTCCGTAGAACGAGATGTCTGCGTACTGACTTTGAAATTCAAATATCCTTTCGGCTGTAAAGTCTGGATTCTGGTCAAATGATACCTGAACTGACTCAACGCTAAATCGAGCCCCAACAGTCGTTCTAGGTTGACGGAAAGGGTTTCCGTCTGAAACCGTAAATGATATGTCAAACTTATCACCTGGCAACCAATTTGATGAAGTGGATGGCGTCGAACGCACAATGTCATAAGTCAAGTCACCCCAGTGCTTATCCGTGCCACTCCAGTGGTTTGGAACGTAGGTGACTCGTGCGCGTGCTGTAAATTGAATCTGTTTGCCACCGTCGGATTCTCCCGTCAGATTTCTTGTGCGGTACTCACCAAAGTTGTAATTCCGCGCTGGGCCAAACATCTCTTCCATCCAGCCTTGCGCCCTACCAACCGGATATTCAGAAATGCTCGTTCCGGTAACGCGACGAAGCTCGCCAGCGTAAGTCAAAGTGCCTTGACCTGGCACATTCCTAAAGGAATTGCCTGTGCTGACAAGCCTAGAGATTACAAAATCAGAAAGGATGTTCCAGCCAAACGAGCTATCAATAACACTGCGGCCATTGATTTTCCACGTGTAGGTTCTGCCGCTCCAGTGATTAGCAGGCAGGCGTTCTCGTTCATAACGCCAACGCTCTTTGAACCATCGACCGTCCGTGATTCCCCAGGCGGCATCATAGTAAACTTCTTTTGTCTGTTCGCCGTCGTAGCTGAAATCGGCAACTCCAAATACTTCTTCAAAAAAGGCGCCGAAGCGACCTGCAGTAAAGTTTGGCACACCGTAGCGATCAGTGATCGCGCAATCGGTCATTTTTTCTCGATTATCTGTATCATCCGGCAGATAAGTGTATACACCAATTGAATCCGGGTAAGTCTTGCTACTATTTGCGCCGCTGATGTTAGGCGACGCCATGAATTCTTGGTTGTACTGAAGCGGGATTTTAGGCACCTCTTTGCCAACAGCGTAAAGCTGAAAGCGGCCATAGGGCGTGTTAAAACCGCGTGAGTAAACCTCGCGCTGGTTTGCGTTTTCAGTTGAGCCGCCAGCATTCAACTGGATGAATTTTGCCGTTGTCGGGCTGATTCGCATGTCTGCGCCATTTTTTGGCACAAGCCTGAATTCGTATTGCCTGCGCTCAGGGTGCTTTAGGCGAATAAAGTTATACTGATCAACCGGCGAGTTACCAACAACAACAAACTGCTCGCCAAGAACATGGAACGGATACTCGTTGAAATTTTCATCAAGACCAGCTGGGCGAATTTGAATCGTAAAAAATGAAGACCGCTGGATATATTGAGAAATAACGCCGCTGCTAATGGCGATACCATTTTCTTCTGATTCGATAAGCTCAGACGGACTAGGCAGCGATTGAAAGTTGCAAAGACCGTTCAAGCGCTGAAACACGCGACTTTTGATGCCGATTTCCGTGACATCGCAAGCCCTAGTATTTCGCACCAATCCCAAGCTATAGCGCATCAGCGGATACCAAGGCGCACCAGCGTGAAGATTATTAACAGCACCGGTATCGTCACTGAGGTAATCAGCCCTCAGCATCTCATCAGCAATAAGGCCGATTTGACTGCTAGCGCGTTCTCCTAAAATCTCCAAACATTTGAGTTCAATCGTCTGGTCTTCGTTGTCTTCTGGTCGCCAAATGGCTAGCTTGCGCTTTGTTACCTGCCAAACGGTACGGGCGATCATGAAGGTTTCGCCAGCCTGCATTGCATTGTCAGCTGCAATACGCTCTTGATTCAAAAAACTATTGATGTCATCGACACGAACACCCGCATCGCCATATTGATAAAAATTTGTCGGGATTTGATTTGTCGCAATGGTAAAAATTGCAGTGTCGCCAACGTTTACGTAACGCGTTTCTCGTCTACTGAGTTTGGAACGCTAGATCCGTTCAAGTGGGTTAGACCCATTCGACGGCTATAGCCTCGTCCCGTACCAGCTTGGCCAATGTCGAAAAACTTGCCATTGCCTACATTTTCGGATGGATCGCTGAAACCTGGCTCATTTTGATACCCAAAAAGACCGGCAATCTTAGTCCGCTCCATGCGGATTCTATTCTGCGGATCATCACTCCGATTTTCCAGCGATGGCTTAGGAACGATCCGCCAGTTGACCCGATAATCTGTTCCGTTGGGTATCGGCGCATAGCAGCCAAACTCGCTGTTGTTGCTTAAGGAATGGGCAGAGCTGAAACCAGTATCTTTTTCGCTGTCGCGTGTAGGACAACTGAAGACATCATCAAAGTCTTCTGGGTCGCCTGAAGACAACGTGCCACGGGTGCCATACAGAAGGTTGGTTGCCTTGACTCGCGCAAAACCGCTGATCGTCGTGTTGCGTTTCCAGTAAAAGGCGTATTGGCTTGGATCGAGTGAATCCAACGAGCCGTTGCCGATAAAAATGCCGGGAAGATTTGGCGCGTCTAAGCCTTGAGGGATTTGCCTAGCATCTCGGCCCTGTTCACCAATGACAAGCAGCATTTTGATTGCCTGCTGCCCGCCATAGCTAAACATCCGCGACCACACCAATCGTGGTGTTACCAGAATCCCACCTGTGTTGTATTCAGATTCGTATTTCCCAAATACAATCGGGATAGGGTCGCCATAATTTGCAAGCTCAGTTGCCGAATCAAATCCGTAAGTCGGGGTAAAGCGGTCTGTTCCGGTGATGTCCGAAAGCTTTCGTTGCCCAACCTGCGACTGCGAACCAGGGTCCCTGACGGCTGCTGGCTTTGGACGCAGAAAATATGCCGCCGCTGTAGATACAACGCCAACAGCAAGAGAAATAATAGCAAGAGTTGTACTAACCGGCTCATTCCGTATATCGGGAATGATGTCATACTCCGCCGGTCTTACTTTGCCGGATAATGCTGCCTGCTGCGAAAAGTGTACATACTCTTCTTTCGTGATCCCGAGCAAGTCGATGAGCTGATGCTCGAACGGGAGCAAGGGTACGCTTGAAATTCGCGAACCGAGCACCAAGTCACCTTTTTGGTTATTGGGTCCAGAAGAAGAAGCCCGGTCTGCCATGCAACAGCAAATGCTATGTCGTTTTGCGGCAACAGTACCACGTCTCCATCATACTGTGGAGCATCAACCCTGTAACCCCAACGAAGCAAGCTGCGAGCGATGTAAATCGGAGTTGCCTCGTACCAGTGTGGATTGAAATCCGGTGTTTGAATGCCAAGCCGTTGGAGTGCTGCGTAAACAAGATGGATGCAGTCGATTTCGCCATTGCTCCCGTCAGCACCGCGCCTATACCGCAACCCAATAAGATCACTGCATTGCGACATTGCTCGTTACAGGGATACTGCCAATCAGCTTTTGCGTCAGGCGTCGCGTTGGGATATCAGCACCAACTGCATCAATTACTGTATTTAGGCTTAGCTGCAAGGCTGTATTGTCCCAACCGCCATCAGACACTTTGCCGATGTAAATGCTAAGTTGCGTAAACTGGTCAAGGTTAGACGGATCTGGGAAAATAATTGTAGTGACCCTTGCAATCCATTTGTCACGAATTGCCTCGACGCCCCAGCTTTTTGAAAGTGCATTGTTAGGAAACAAAAGACTTGCTTCGGTGTTATCGCCTGTACGGTTAACGGTTACACCGCTAAAGCCAAAGGGTAAAAAATCATAACGCTGTATTGGCTCTTGCAAGCTCTCGTTGATTCTGTAATTTTGAAAACCAAACCTGACTTGATTGCCTGCAGTAAGAGTCAGAAGATTGCCAATGCGAAATTCCATCAGATTCCTAACCTCCTACGGGTGCTGCTGCTCATCTGCAATCGTTTGAGGGTTTGCTGTTCGCCACGCTGAGCCCCTTGCGTTGCAGCTTGCCGCATACCAGCTTGGAATTGATCGGCAGTAACGTAGTCCACATTGTTGATGCGTTCCACGGTATAGCGTACGTCGATTGGCTTATCGGCAACAGCAACGCCGCCGCCGGGCGCTTCTGTCGTGCCATCGGGTGACATCATGGCGCTACTGCCAGACCTGCGGTAACGATTCATCGCGGATGACAACTGGTTATTATTGATGACTTGGCCGCTGCCGTCGCGGTTCATCTGCAGCAGCTCTGGGCCGCGTTCGCCCACCATATAGGTGTTGCCGGGCATGACGGTGCCGCCGTTGGCGCGGGTACCGAAACCAAGGAAGCTGAGGATGCCGCCACTACCAGCAGGACCAGCAAGTTGATTCAGGCCAAGGTTCAGGAAGAAGCTGCCAAGCTGGCTTAGCGTATCCCGCAGGATCTTGTTCCAATCAGCTGTGCCATCAATCAAGCCATCAATCGCGCCACGTAACTGATTGCCGATGATGTCACCAGCGCCCGCGAGGGCTTGCTCAACGGCAGTTGCTTTCTCCTCAACCTTCTCCATGCCTTGCGCC